CTATGGCGTTTGTGCCGCAGCACAGGGCGTTTTACGCAATATGCCGCCCTCTATGGTGACTCGTGCGCGTATGCGCACACCATGTATAAGCATTTGAAATAAGGATAGAAACGGTAGCGCACAGCAAAGCGAGCACTATAAGTGCATAGCCTGTGCCATTGGCATTTCCATGAAGATTAACCTCTTGCTGTTCCTCCAGTAAATGTTAGAGAACTCATTCCTGAATATGGATATTTATTTACCCCTACAAAAGCCATATCCCACGCATCGGTGATGTGGGTTTTAAACTCGTCGGGAGCATCGGGGCTATCGGGTTTTACTTCCATTCCCTTGTCTTTCTCAAAACCATTCTTACCTACCTTAACTCCTGCATCGTGCATGGCTATCAATAGATACTCAGCATTGTGTTTGTTAAACATAGGGAAAGAGTAATCTCCTATACCACGTAGTGCATTGTTTATCCACTCGTGCTTGACATGGTGCTTAGGTGGTTGGCCCATGTATATATCTTCAACGTTCCAACCCCGGTGTTGCAGGGTTTTAATTACCTGCGTTGCAAAGCTGTCGCTACTGTCTGCCTTATCGCCAATGGCGGTGCTATCGTAGTAGTAAACCACATCTCGGTTAGTGTGTGCCGAGTAATAGTCGCACCAATCATTAACAAGATCTACCAGCTTACGCGGTGTCTTAACATAGCTACTTCTTAGTGTATTGAATGTCTGCTTGTCAAACGGTCCTGTTACTTGACAAGTTACCATGCTATTAATGGCTGCATTATAATCAATAGAGATAATAAGCGGTTGCTTTTTATCAATATCACCATCAGATATACAACCCTCTTTTATTGTGCCGTAGCCCACACTCTCCAGGTAAGTATTATTCTCGGCCGTATAGGTATGCACACGCTCGTTCAACGACGAATAAAAACCATTAACACTTCCCCTGGGCTTAAGATTAAGTATGCTCGTTTTAAATAACAGGGGCGGTAAGTTTCGGCGCTGTTCCTCTATCCACTGCTCACCAAGTATCTCAATATTATCAATAGCGTTCCACATGCCGAAGAACGTACCCGCTTTAACCAGTTGGTTTAGTTTCTTAGTAAGATCTCGGAGCGTATTGCTGCGGGTAGATTCTAAAATGCCCGTCTTTGTTTCGTACTCCCATATCTTCAGCCGGTAGTATTTAACCATGGTTACCAGCTCTACATCCATTTCCTTTTGCTTTTCAAGAATCCAGTTGCCCGATTTCATTGTTGGCATATCGGTGCTAAAGTATCTGGCCCCGTGCATAGAGCAGTCGGCAAAATGTTCTCTTTGTCCACGCACAGCGGGGAACACCTCCTGCGTTAGTTTATCATAGTCAAGGTATTTAGCCTCAAACCCGGCAACAGCATCGCCACTCATACTGTTAGCACTCATAGCCACATCAAACGATATAAGTCGCCATATAGTACCGTTAAATAAAGTAACGGCATAATCATAGCTAAAAGGCTCTGTAAGAGGCTTTGCAAAGTTCATACGGGCAGGCGGTTTCTTGCCTACCACATAATGAATATCGCGGTACCATCCGAAACGTTCCAAGCCTTTAGCCACTGCAGGCAACGTATTTTGAAGATGCTTTTTATACGTTGGCTGAACCAATAAGATAGTGCAGCCCGGCATCATCTCCGATACATCTTTTAACCATTGCGCATCTATCATTTCGCTTTTGGTAGTGCCGCGCGATGCTACAATATAGTTATGCCTGCAGCGCGATACATAGGCCTCGCGTGCGGGTTTGCTGAAGAATACTTTACGGCTGCTCATTGGTTTTTGTTTCTATAACAACAGCATCGGTAGCAAACGGCTCTACATACTTATGGTAAAGCCTGTCCTGTAGTTCTCTCACATTATCAATTTGTGGCAGGCCAACATCTTCGGGCTTAAGGGTAATCTCAATTTTAGATAGTAGCTGGTCCCACGGTATGGCATCCTCGTCGGGCTTGTCAAGCTTATATATTTTGCCAAGTTCTTTAGCGGCGTTTATACGCTCTGTTATGGTAGCATTGGGGTTGTTGTACTGTGTAAGCAGCATTTGGCTAACCTGGTACATCATAAACTGCTTGGCGGGTATTTTAACATTGCCCAACAGCGACTTGACAAAAGACAAGTCGGCCATGGCAACTGCCTTGCTGCACAGTTCTCCGGTATCGTCTTTATAGTATTGCCTTATCCAGTTAACCAGGTTTGTATCAGTTTCCCACGGGTTGCTACAGATAAACACAAAGATAGCCCGGTACATTTTCAGCTCTGCCGCTTCGCGCACAGTAAGCTGCACGCCCGGCACATCAGGGTCGGCAAAAAGCGCCCTAAGGTATTTTTCTCTTTTACTATCAGCTCCAACAGCTTTGCTCATGGCCTTAATTTTTCAAGCCGGGTATAGTCCTGTTCTGCTTTAGGGCTACCTAGCTTCATGTATTTAACTACGTTTTTAGCAAACGTATGCTTTACTTCTACTTTACCGCGTTGGTATGCGTAATACACATCGCTTGTTCTATCGGTGCACGCTTCAATAAATTCATCAACAGGCAGGTTTAGTTTTATAGCAATATCGTGTGGAGAAAGTAGCTCACCTGCCAATAGTTGTATATTATCCAGTTGCTCTTTGCTCAGGTTCATACTTCTCGGCGGTTTCTTTTAGTTTTTCAAATTCAGTTTTAAACGCAGAGCCAATTGCGGTTTCTTCTACAATAACGGTAGTTTCCCAACGGTGTGCATCGCTAAAGTTGCCCGACGATAAAACAAAAAGCCCCCAGCCTTTCATCTTATCGTTTTCCAAAAACATTATTTTACTGTGGTTGTGGGCAAAGTATATGTTGCATCCTGCTATGTTAGCAAAATCAACCAGCACTTTTTTGTTGGCTTTGGCGCTATGGTCAATAATAAGGTCTACTGTAATGCCATGCGCTTGTATAGCATAATACAACGCCCTAACACCTTCCTCGGCAATGCTAAAGGTGGTAATGGTTACATGGGCAATTTTGTTTCCCGGGTCTTTAAGAAGATACAACAGCAGGTCGGGCTGCGAAAAATCGCCATTGCAGAGCATTTGTTTGCTCAGGTTTTCTTCCAGGTATTTTTCGGCACTCTCCCTAAGCATTGGCAAGCTCCCTTAACTGTTTAATCTCTTTGTCTTCCAACACACTAATGGCTTCGGCATACGGCACCCTTTTTCCTCTTCTTGCCCTTGTTTCGTAAGCCCAAATATTTTGACCGCTTTTAATATCAGCCATTAGTGGCTTTGTGGTATGTATGGCATGCGGAAAGTAGCCTGCCTGTATCAGGTTGGTTTCGCTTTCGTGGTCCATTCCGCTATCCTGCCCATCGCGCCATAAAGCATATGTTTCGGCGGTGGCGGTATAAACAGCATGCCCACACTTAACAAGGTACTCGGCATATCGGCTGTAAACAAGTAGCGTATCGCCCTCTTTGGCGGTAATAAGTCCGTGAGAAAAATCGGCAATAAACTTAACCTCCTGTTTTAGGCCTGCAGCCAGTAATGCCTGTTTGCTGATAAAGCGACCGCAACCAATAAGCTTATCGTTATCGCTTTTATTTCGGTAGGTAAAGCCAGCGGCCTGTGGTTTTACGCTATTTACAAAGTATATGCCCTGGAATCCAAAATAGTGGTTGCCCATTTCTATTTGCTCCATTATAAGCGGCCATGCTTCGCTGCTGATAATATCATCGTCGCCCATTATCAGCACATAGTCAAACTTAAAGGTGCGTAAGCAGTGGAGCATGCCGGCGTTCCATTTGCGGCCCAGTGGTTTATTGGGGTGCCAAAAATGACTTATACCATTAGCGTTGCATACGCTTTCCGACTCTTTCTCGCTAACGGTGGCAAACACTTCTACCTTTACATTGGTAGGAGCATCGGCAATAAAGCGTTTTATGGCGGTAGCAAACAACGAAGATATGCGTGGCCTGTTAAACATGGCCGTATATACCAGTATCTTAATTTTCTGCTTTGCCATTGCCTATGCCCATTAAGCGTTCAATCTCTGCAAGCTCTGCCTGGTACTTGTCTACACTCTTTTTAGCTGATTTTTTAGCCTTGTCGGTTTCGGCTTCCTTCAACTTCTTTTTAGCGCGAGATAGGCTGTCTTTGGTTATTTTATAACTGCCTTTGCGAATAATCTCTGCCAGCTTCTCAGCATCGCTTGGTTTGCGGGTTGGGTTTGGCTTGGCTTGGCCTTTACTCTCCAGTTCGTTCCAAATGGCTCGGCGCTCATTGTCCAGGGCAACCACTTTAGCACCCAACTCAAAACGCTCGGCATCGGTTTTGGCTTTCTTCATTTCAGCATGGGCCATATTGGCTTCTAAGCTTAACTGCCCGGCACGCTTTTTCATTTCTTCGGGTTCGGCAGCGGGGGTGTGGTCCACCGTTAATGCATCAACCCTTGGTTTGGGTTTTTCAGCAGGCTTATCATCGGCAGGGGATTGTTCTTTTTCTTCTTTTTTGGCTAGAGCCTCTTTCTCGGCCTCCTGGGCAAAGTACTCCATATCGGCAGCGTTGGCTTCATCTTCCAAAACCTTGTTTAGCTTACGCTCTAAGTGGTAGGTAACAAGGCGCATAGCCTTGTCGTTGCCTTTCTCTATAACCTTTAACAGGTGGCGGTTTCTGATGTGCTTTTTAGCAATATTACGGCCCTCGTCAATATCTCGGTTAGGGTTCTCTAACCATTTGGTAATCTCTTGTTTTTCTTCTGTGCTCATTGGTTGATTATTTTGCTGCTGCAAGTTTAACCCATGCAATACCCAAACTAAAGGACAGCAAAAAGCCCGACATTTCTGACGGGCTTTTTATCGATCTAACCAATGAAACAGACTATGCTGCTACTACGATAAATTTTGTCTGCGCCTTTTACGGTTTGGTTTTTCAACCTCAGGTTGGGGCAATGTATTAATAGGTATAAGGTGCTTTTTGGCAGCTCCGGCAGCGTGTATCTCGTCGGCCTGCTTATCGGTAATCTGATGCAGGTTTACCTCGCCAAAGCCAAATAAATCAACCCGCCCAGGGAAGGGCAGGTTGACTACTTTATATTTAGTTAGTTTACTCACTAGCTAATGGCCGGCTCATCGTCGCCTGCTAATTGAATTACACCTTTGTATAGAGGTGCAGGGCGTTTGCCTTGTACTTCTACCTCTAGCAAGCCACCGTTGCGGCCCACCATACCTTCGCCGGTATCAGGTGTAAACTTAATCATGGCTTTGTGTTTAGAGTCCCAGCCAAACACGCGGCGCTCGCCGTTGTTTGCCTGCTCAAAAATAACCACACAGTCAAAGTTTACCAACTGGGCAAGCTGCAAGCTGTCTTTGGTGATTTTTGATACAAGGCCTTTGGCGGTGCTTTTGTAGCTCATGCCATCGCGTTCGCCCTGGCTTTCGTCTTTTACCTGGCCGGTATCTTCGGTAATGTAAATCTTAGCAAAGTTTTTACCGCTGTCAAGGGTAAAATCATCGTCAAGTACAATGTACTCGTCGGAAGTAGCGGCGTTCTCCTTTAATTTAGGAAAAGGCGCAACAATGTCGGCACGTTTAACAATGTAAACAAAGTTATTGGTACCGCCCGGGTTTTCAATTCCGTCTTGGTAGTCAAGGTCTGCGGGTGTGTGGCTTAATTGTCCCATGATTATTTATTGGGTTGCTTTTTTTTGTTTGGTTATAGGGGCTTCAGGCGCTAACCATCCACCCCTTTGGGATATGTTTCAGTTAAGGGTGCCTGTTACGATTGGGCAGAAGAGAATTTACCTACATATAAGCGGCCTTTGTTAAGGCTTTCAAACTGTACGCCAAGGTTCATTTTGTGTACAAATTGGTACTCAAATGGGTTGTCAACCTCGCGGAAACGGCCAGCGGCTAAATCGCCGGTGTTGTCTACGCCAACCAACAGGTTGCTTTTGGTTGTAAGGTGCATATACTGGCTACCGGCTTTGCCTACAAAAGGCACAATCATAACCTCGCCTGCGTAACCCTCTACCCACATGTTTTTAAACTCTGTGTTGTAAGGGGCTGCGGTGCGGTTTTCGGCCACCCAGTTGTTGTATTTGTTGTAAATACCACGGCTAACCGCTAGTATTTTGGTTTCACCGTTTTCAATCAGCTCGTCGGCAGCACCATCAACAAAATCCTTAATAATATCGCCGGCGTTGTTGTCGGTAATAGTAGTAAGGCCAGTAACAAGGTTTTTGTTGCCTGAGCTAAGAGTTGTTGCTGTAATCTCAGCAGCCGTAATGGTGTCCCAACCATTAAATAAGTCTACAGTAGTTGTGCCGCTACCGTTGCGTACACCGTTAAATAAAGCCTTACGAACGTTGCCGCCGGTGGCTGCTAACAGGTAAGCTACCATCTCAGCTTCAAGCGGGTAGTTGCTGGCGTTGTTGCCACCCAATAAACGCTTGGCATATACTGTAGCACGAAGTGTTTCGGGCTTAAAGTACATGATGGTATCGCCTACGTAGGTAGTAAGCGTGCGCGACTTAATGGTTAAGCCTGTTTGCTCGTTAATAGCACCATCGTGTGGGCGTAAGTGAGCGTTACCGGCCAACTCTTGTACCGATATTTGGCTTGCTACATCTACAATAAGAGTAGCATATTGCAAATCTTTTTCCAACGCCAATACAGGAACGTTTTTTAGCTCCTCTGCGTATTGCATCGATGCGTTGGTTAAACTGGTTATGGTTACTGCTTCAGTTGCCATGGTGTGTTAAATGTTTGGGTTAAGTTATTTGTATTGAACGTTGTTGATTAGTTAGACACAAGGTTAAAAAGCTCGCGTGCTCCGGCAATAATGCTTTCCTGTGTTTTTACAGCGGCACCTGAAGCACCATCAGCACTTGCGGTTGTGGTAGTAGCTTCGGCACCTGCGCCTTTCTCCAGTTCGGCAATGCGCGCGTTGGCTGTGTCAAGGGCTGTGGCTTTTTCGGCCAATTCTTTTTTATCTTCAATACCCTGTGCCAGGGCATCGTTAACGGCTTGTAGTTGTTCGTCGGTAGGTTGTAGCTCTACTACTTCCTCGTTTTGTTTTGGCGCTACTGCAAATACTGCAAGTAAAGCAGCCATTGTTGCTTTAATCTTCACGTTATCAGTGGGTTGTGGTTTTGCTGTTTGTTGCACCGGTGCCGGGGCGGCAGCGGCAGGTTGTGGCATGCTATTTATAATAGCGGAGGCAACCTTGTTTATCCAGCCCTCGTTTTTAACGGGGCCGTTTTCTTTTACGTAGCTGGCAAACACCTGGGCTGCGGTCATGTTTTTAACGGCGGCAGTGTCTACTTCTGTTGCTTCGCCTTTTATACCAAGTCCCATGGTTACAAGCTCGTCGGCGGTTAGCCAGTTATCTTCGTAATTAAGAAGCTTGGTACTGATGTCTTCCATGCTCATGCCGGTAGCTTTATTAATAGATACGGCAATAGAGTTGTCAAACTTATCCAGTACGTCGGCATCTGTGCGAAGCTGCTTTGCATTACCGTATGAATAGGTAGATGCGTTGTGTGCCATAGAAAGAGCATTGTCTGCTACAATAGGCAAGCCTTTTGCATACGCTATGCCCCATGCCATAGAGGCGGCAATACCGTCTATATAGGTTTTAACGGGCTTAGATGCACCGGCTATTATATTAAATATAGCAATGCCCTCCAGCATTGAACCGCCAGGGCTGTTTATACGAATTTCGTGCTCATCAACATTGGCATCGTTTTCTCCCGCTGTAATCTGGTCTTTTATAGATTTGGCTGTTACGCCCTCTCCTGTCCACCAGTCGGTACCTATTATATCGTATATAAGTATTACGTTTTTCTTCACCTTGCGGTTTTTAAGTATCGCAAAAGTGAGCCTATATAATTAGTTGCTAAAGGACAGCAAACTAACTCAGGGTATCGTACACGGGGCAGGGTAATTTATCAGCCCAGGTAAACCTGTAAGAATAGCCGTTGGCGGTGCCGCCTGCCTGCCCTGTACTGTCTGAAAAGCTAAACACGGCAGGGTTTTTAGGCGTGCCCATTATACGTTCAACACCATTGTTATCAATAAAAAAGGCAACAAGGGGTGTGCCGTTCATTTTACGTAGTATCTCTGTTTGCTCGGCACCGGTGTTGGGCGTGCGGCCTGTTAGGGTGCAGGTATATAAAAGAGTATCGGGGTTGTAGCTTTGGTTAAACTCTAAAGAGTCTTCGGTGGCATAGCCATCGTACACCAGGGCGTTGTCAATAAACGTAATAGGATCGGTAATTTTACCGGCTATGGCCAAAGGCATAGTATCTATATTGGTAGAAGCGGTAAAGGTGAAGCTTGCGGCTCCGCCCATGTTCTCAATACCATCGGGGGTTATAAAGTTATCCATTGTTAAAAAGGGCTAATTGGTTGGGCTGTAGTTGGGGTTTACGAAAGTGGCGGTAAATATGCTTTTCAATACTATCTCGGCTGTAGGTATCTTCGTTAATGCCGGTAAGCTGGCGTATAATATCAACCTGGTCTTTCAGCATTACATTATCGTCCATTTCTTTAGTAGCCAGGTAGCCTACGTTAATATAGGTTTTGGCATGCTCTTCTAAAAAGTTACGGAAGATAACGTGGCAGGTATCGGTTAGGGTAAACCCATAGTTTAGCATAAAGTCGCGGGTAATGGCAAACTTAATATCTACCAGTGGCATGTTTTTTAAAAAGCCTTTTTCGCTTATATTAATACGTAAGTCGTACCGCTTTATCTTTTTCACCGCCAACGACATATATACATAGTATATAATATGTCCACGCTTTAAAAACATATCCTCTCCCAGTTCCTTTTTAAGAAACTCGGCCACATAAGGCTTTACGCTGATATTATCGGTATAACACAGTCCCATATACAAATAGTAATATTATGCAATATTATAAAATTGTACGACCTATGCACGATTATTATTTATTATTTATTAACTAATTTGTGTGGACTATTGCACGATTAATAAAACCAATTAAAACGTAATAATAGCAGACCATTGCACGATTAATATATATTATAAAAGTGGGGTTAATATTACCACAATATTTTAACATAGAAATGCACCGGTAGTTTTTTTATTTATAATTCTGCTAGGCTACTTTTTACGAAAATGGGCGATGGCCCCTCTGGGCATTTTTACATGCTAAAACCTGAGTGTATCAAAACTACACTAAAACTTTGTAATGTTGTAATTTTGTAATTTACCTTACAGCTACAAGGAATTCAATTTTTACACTGCCCCGAAAAAAGTTGTAATATGCCCCTTTTCCGGTTGTAATGCTAAACCCTATTACAACTCTGTTTGTAATTTCTATTACTTTATTACAGTAATAGTTGTAATAATAAGAATACTGTAATAGCAAGGCTTATAGCCCGACCTAAATACATAATTACAAAATTACAACTTTTTCGGGTAAAATAGGGGTAGGGATTTTGCACCGTTGGCGGCTTGGCGCTGTATTGCGGGTTTATTAAATAAAAAAATCCCCCTGTTTTACAGAGGGATTTTACTTTGTGGCTGTGTTTATCCTTTAAAACGGTATATCATCTCCTTCTTCCGGTGGGGTTAATAATGGGTTGGGTTGGGGTGTTTGTGGGTATGGAGGCAGGGGTGGCGGTGGCGGCTCGTTGGTGGCGGTGCGTTTGGTTACATGCACCATCTCTGTTGTTTTACCCTCGTGCTGTTGTATAATGCGCTTGCTCTTTTTGTTGTAGCCCGGTGCATCAACAGGGTTCAGTTCCAAGTCTTCCAGCTCGCAATAGGCCTTAAGGCTTTTGGTAAAGCTTTGCATGGCGCACTTGCCTTTGTGGTAGTCGTTAAACTCGCGCAGCACATTCTCTTTAGGTAGGTTTTTGCCCAGGTTGGTGGTAAGGGTATCGCCATCGCTAAAGTATATCTGTGCCCAGTCGTAAAAGCCATTAACCATTTCGCTCATTAAAGCACGCTGGCGGATGATGTTTTGCGGCGGGTCTATCTTATGCGTGGTGTTTACCAGCGTAAGGTAAAAGTGCAGGCAGTTAATCATGGTGGTGTCAAAATGTTCCCACTCTACATCGGTAAAATCGTCAAAAAGGTTTTTACCAAACTCGCTGCGGGGGCTAACAGCTTCGGTATGTATATCGTTGGGGCCGTCGTGGTAATAATCGCTAAAGGCGGTGGTAAGCAGGCGGCGCTTGGCGCTTTGGCTTTGATCGCGCGGGGTATAGTTAGAGCTAAAGATAAACTTAGGACTCATGCTAAAGGGCATGGTAATTTGCCTGTTTTGCTTTGGGTTAATGCTTAAATCATCGGTAAGCATAGGGTAGAAGTAGCCAAAATCAAGATAGCGGTGGCAGTCGTTCAAGTGGATAATTTTGGTTTTTTCCGATACGTTCTCAAACAAGAATTTATTTTCGGTAATCTTTGGATCGCGGGCACCCAGGGTAAGGTGGCAGTACAGGTGTTTAAAACAGTTTGCTAAAATAGATTTACCGCTACCGCCGTTGCTGTCGCTATCGTCCATTACCACGTTTTCCTGTATCCACACGCCCCATGGTTTAGATGGGTTTTTGTAGTTGTGCATCAGGTAGCCAATGGTAAATATGCGGTTGATTAAATGCTCGTCGTGCTCGCGCTGCTCTTCTATGGTGTACTCTTTGCGCAGGTACTTATTGCCGTTCTCGTCAAAAGCTTCTACGCCCTGCTTTTCTACCTTCCAGTGCATTTTGGTGCTATTCTCTAAAAAGCGGAAGAATAAACAATCGCGGTGGTGTATCTCAATATTAAACTGAGAGCCTGCATCGGTAATAGTAAACGGTTTGTCTTTAAGACGTTTGTACATTTTGCGTTTGATAACCTGCTCTTCCCACGTAAACACATCCACATCGCCCGGCTTATGCATAACAATGCCGTTGGGGTTAACCTCAATGGTACAGTCTTTATAAAACAGGTACTGAAATGTTTTGCCCGATGCTTTAAACTGCAGCTCTGTATAGCCCAAATTCTCCATACTGGTGCTGCTAAGTTGGTTGGTGCGTAGGAAAACGTTACGCAGGTCTATGCTAAACTTTCGCTTCTCTAAAAAGCTATTTACAAACCCGCGTATAATCTTCGGCTCAATATCTTTTACGGTGTTGCCCGTTATTTTGATAAACATATCGGTTTGGCCGTTGTTGCCCTTAAACTGATAAAAGCCCATCTTCATCAGGAAATTATACAGCTGCACGTTGTTGGCATCGTAGGTGGTGCCTGTGGGTTCGCCATCGCGGTTGCGCTTTATTATGGCATCCCAAAAGCGGTAGGGGAGCGCCATTTTTAGCAGCGAGTCGAAGTGGCCTTTGCTGTAATATTTGAAATAATCTTTTACATCCTTGCATTTACCGCCGCGGCTATCGCTATACTCGCCCAGTTCGGCAGGCAGCTCTATGGTGCGCAGGTCTAAAAAGTCAAGTGCCAGGCTGTGGGCTTCGCGCTTGCCGGTAGCATCCAAATCGGGCAGGTTGTAAACGTGCTGTGCCTTTTTGCCAAGCTCGGTAAAAAGGGTAAGGTCAAGCTCTTTGCCTGTTTCGCTGTTTAGCCACAGTACGTTGTAACCAAAGGCGGCCACGTTTAGCGCATCAGAGCCACCGGTGCACACTATTACTTCGTTTAGCTTTACATCCTTTTTAGGCTTCTTTTTGGTTTCAATCTCGTTGCCATCAGCATCAAAGTTTTCCTCGTAGGCACTCAGCTCTGCCGCTTCAAAATCAGTAAACTTTTTGCGGAACTGCTCTAAGCCGAAGATGTAGCCCTCGGGCTTTTTGCCCAGGTAGGTAAAGCGGAATTTTTTCTCCAGCGCAAAGGGTTGGTAGGTTTTGGCCCATCCATCCATATCGTACATATAAATGGGGTAGTCAGGCGTAGACTCGAAAACGTGCACAACAGGGTCGCCGGTGGTTTTGTGCTTGGCGCAAAAGCTATAACGCTCTACCGCTATAAAATTGAATGTGGCGCAAAGGTCTATCAGGCGTTTAGTCCACGCCATGTGTTTGCCGTGTTTGTCTTTTAGCGGATTGGCTTTGCAAAACTCAATTACATTCCTACTGAAAAGGGTTAAAAAATCATCCTCGGTAAGGGGGCGGGGCTTGCGGTCGTAATCGCCAATTTTAGCTCCCTCTTTGGGCTTATCGGTTTTATAAACGGCTTTGCCATAGCTGGCTGCTCCGGTAGTATCTAACACGCCGTATTGGGTAGCCAGGCGAATTAATGCATCTTTCCAATCAATGCCTTTATCTTCGGCATAGGCAGTAATAGCGTTGGCAGCTTTGCCCTGTAGAAAATCGCCGCCATGGTCCTTAATCATGTAAATGCCATCGCGGTTGTTTTTAAATATTCCGCACGATGGGTTACGATCGTTAGGCCCAAAGCAAAAGAGTTTGTTTTGCTCTGCCTGCTGCCGGGCTTTACCGTCTAACAGGTCGAGTAGTATATCTAGGCCACCATTGGTAGCGTTAAAAAGTTTTTCTGAAATGTGCATTGGTGAGGGTTATGGTACTTTAATTATTAGGTTGGATTAGTAGCTGTGTGCCGGTAAGCCTTAAATAGGCCTGCTTTAAATCTTTAAGTGTGCGTAGCGGGTAAAAAGGGTAGTCTTTCAATAAAATATAATACCCGTGCACATTGGTAACTATGGTTTGGCCGTTAAGGCTATAGTTTGGAAAGGTGTCTTCATTAGAGTCGATGTCTTTTGTTGCTCCAATTGATATAAGTAAATCGGGCGTAAGCATTTCGGTATTATCGGTATCCGTTTCCATAGTTATTTATCGTTGTATACCTCCCAACCATCGCCAATAATTTCGGGCCATACGGGGGTATAGGTTTTTGTTTTAAAATCGGTTGTTTTGGGTACCGGTGTAAACAGCATAAGGGTAGAGCCAATAATGCGCAGGCGGTTGTCTTTAATATCAAACAGCATTATGTGGCAGCGTGCAGGCCATGTACTGTAGCGTATGGTACCGCCTTTGCGTAGGTGCTCGCCAAAATCAGTTATGTATGCCATGGGTTGGGTGGGCTAAAAATGTTCGTTGTTTCAATGTTACCTGGTCGGGGGTTATGCACTCGGCACCGTTGGCAATGGCTTTAAGCAGGGCGATGTTACCGCCACCTATGTAGTAATACACAATAAGGTGTTCCTCTACATAAAACTTAGCCGGTAAGCCTATTGCCTGTGCAAACGCGTGCAGCTCTGCTATTTCTGTAGCGTATAGTTTGCTACCATCGGTATATACTGGCATGGCGCTTATCCTGTTATAAGGTTTTTACAATTAATTTTTGGCAATGCAGCCATTGCTTTTGTACCGGCAATGGCTGCTGCTGTTCTTCGCTTTTTGCGCAGGGCCGTTGTATTCTTTTTCTGTTGTAAACGGGTTAGCATTGTGCGGAGGGTGTTGTGGTTTTACAATCGGGGCAGCAGTCGTGTACTCTTCCATCGTACCAGCTATTATAGTTGGGGCATTGGGGGTTGTAGCAATAGATGCGCACCTCGTGGTTGTGGGCTAGGGTTATTAAGCGCATGGCTACTTGGTTTTATCTACTATGCGTAGGTTTTTTAAAGTGGCCTGTTGGTTGTCTTTAGATTGAAGCTCGGCGGTAAGGTTAGCGTCAATGCCTGAGTATGCGCTTTCTGATGTTATGGCATGGTCTACAATTCCTTTTTTACAACCTGCTTTAGTATCGTAATACTCGTTAAAGCTTCCGCCAACAGTTTTGTTGTTAGCTGCAACCAGGGTAAAGTAAAAGCCTTTGGCTCCATAGTGAATTTGATAATGTGCTTTGTTCATTGGTATATTGTTTTATTGGTTGATACTGATTTTAAAAAAGCCACCCTGTCAAAGAACGGTGAGGGGAAAAGGGTGGCTATCCATTGTTCTACTTACTTATTAGGAGATACTGATAAAGCGGGGTTAAAATGGTAAATCGTCTGTTGGGCCTTGTGGCGGTGGCGGCGGTGTTGGTTGGTTCTCTTCGGGTGCTACAGTAGTTGGCTGTGCATCGTCTTTAGGAACAGAAAGAAGCTCTATATGGCTAACGTTAATGTCGTGGCTAATGGCTGGAGCTCCGGCATTGGTTGTGTATATACGTGGAGTATAATTGCCCTCTAAATAAACCTTAGTGCCTTTTTTTAAGTATGGTAAAATACCCCCTGAATAACGCTCACCCCAGCCTACACAGTTAAACCATGTGGTTTTTTCGCTGTCTTTTACTTTTTCAGAAACAGCAACAGAAAATGTTGTGTATGGCTTTCCGTCTGCGGTATACTTTACATCTGTAACGCTACCAAGGTTGCCTATAATACTTGTCTTTTTCATTGGTATATTGTTTTTATTGGTTGATACTTGGTAACTGCCCGGCACAGAGGTTCGCTTTCTACACCGGGCGGACTGATAAAGATTGTTACAGGTGGTTGGTTACCCACACTGCTATAATGTGTGCCCACTTAATAATTACATAGCCTACAGCCAGCATTATTAAACCTATACCACAAGCATGGGCCAGTTGGTTGGGGTTACTTTTCGGAGTGCTCATTTTCGATAACGGTTTTGGCGTTTATAGCAGGAGTATCGTTTTGAGAACACTCGTCGGTTTTCTTTTCAAAGCCTGTTTCTTCAAACAGTGGGGTGTAGTCGGCATCCCACCAACCCGGGCGCAGGCAGTTGCCAAGCTTATCAAACACCAGTACGGTTACCTTTTTAACCAGGCAGTAGTTTATCAGCTCGTGTATATCGGGGTTACCTAAATAAATAGATGGTACTGCTATTGCGTTGTACTTTACTGCGCTTTCGGCGGCACAGTTAAAAATGCCTGCAGTGTGTATGTTTATCTCCATGCCCTCAATCTCGTCAGAGTATGGGTGAACATCTTCGTAGAAGACAGGCGCAAGGCCATGTGTATATAGCAGCAGGGATATGTCTTTACGGTCTTCCTTAGCGTAGGCAGGAACAAATATTTTTTTAAAGTTCATTGGTTGGTTGGTGTTTTTTTATGAATGAATTAACTGTGTCTAAGTTTTTAGTGTAGGTGCCGGGTATCATAGCGGCCACTTCCTCTCTAAAGGCTGCTATCAGCTTTAGGCAGCGCTCTTCCGATGCTTTTGTAGTTACCAAGTCGGTAGCCCAGGGAAGCACAGCAAAATAGGTTTGGTGCTTGCGGCGGGCTTTGTTGCGGCTTCTTACCGCTAAGCGCCTGTTTACTGCCGATTTTAAAAAATCGTAAGCAGGGGTTTTAGATGCTGTGGCCTGTGGCATAGGTTAAACGGTTTTAGAGAGTTCAAAAGCAGCAGACTCTTCTTTCGGTTTTTCGCAAACTAAGTAGGCTAAATCGCAACCGGTATTACGAACTATAATGGCTGAATGCCTGCCTGATATCTCCGTTTCGGGGTGATTTATGTACTTCCATAAGGTACTTGGCGGTATTCCGTCAGCCTTTAATTGCTTTTTAAGCTTAGCAGTATCAGCGTTTTGCGCTTCTAATACCTCCCTTAACCTATTTTTTTGATTGTTCATATTGTTTCTATTATGTATATTTATTTCTGATGTGGACAAAGTAAATACGGAAAACCGAAAAATGGATAACGGAATACCGAAAAGTAATGAACACGTTTTTAACATATCCGAAAAGCTTAGTATTCGGGTAAGACAGCTTGCAGACACCTTTGCAAAGGGCAACCTGTCTGATTTTACGAAACTAACAGGCGTGAGTAGGTCTACTTTAGACGATTGTGTGAAGAAAAGGTCTGTTCCAAGTGCCACTTTTATAGCAAAAATTAAATTGGCTTTGCCCGATGTTGATCTCAATTGGCTCTTAAATCCGTCAGATAATTACCGAAATACCAATCTTGGCGACAAAGTTTGGCTGGTTGGCGATGGAGAAGTTGGCTATGGTGCCAGTGATGAAAGTTTACAGAAAGAGCTTGCCGCTGCTAAGGAGCATAACGGCACCCTTAAAGAGTACAACGATATGCTAAAGGGCCAGGTGGAGTTTTACAAAGCCAAGTACGAAGAATTGGCTAAAACCCAACAGCAATAGGGCAGGGACAGTTAAGCGGCGTTAAACAAACGGTATAGTATTGATATTAAGCTAAATGGATAAAAACAAAGCACTGTTCGACTCCGGCTCCGGGTACAACGCAAAGCCCCGTAAACACGGGGCTTTTGCTCTTTTAGGTGCTGTCCCTGATGGGTTAGGGACAGTCTTAGGGACAGCCAATACTCAACCTGATTTTGATATTATGGAATTGAAATCTACAGCAGGGCTACCGTACAGAAAAGCACGGGTTATCATTCCTAAAGAGGGTGCTGCTGACTCGCGTGTATATATTGAGTGCTACGTTTGGGATATGCTGAAAAATAAGATGGTGCGTAAGCGCTATTATAAGCATACCAACGTTACCGACCGTAAAAAGCAAATCAGGCTTCTTAAAGATAGCTGCGAAGCATTAAACAAGCAACTGGCTGATGGTGGTGTACTGAATGGCACAGGCGGTAAAATAGACGGCAGCAATACCGTTGCCTATAAAACCAATACTACATTAATACAGGGGCTAAACCTTGCCTTGGATAATAAAAGCTCGTTAAGGCCTAAAACCTACCGCAACTATAAGCTGTACGGAAACGATTTTATTAAATGGCTTAAGGCAAAGGGCTACGAAAATATTAAGGCATCTGACCTTAACAAAATGGTGGCAGACAAGTTCCGTAAGTTTTTAACGGATAACAACTATGCCAACCGTACCATTAACAACTACCTGGACCACGTTCAAACCCTGTTTGAATATTTGGTGTCAATAGAACTGGCTAAAGAAAACCCTTTTAAAAAGGTAGACCGCCTGCCGGTAGGCATGGGCCGAAACATTGCCTTTAGTAAAATTCAGCAAAAGGAGCTTATTGCATTTATGGCTAAAAACTGCCCCGAAGTGCTTACCCTGTGCAAGTTTATGTATTACACTATGGCAAGGCCTAACGAGATAGCCAACATGCGCGTTAAGTGGGTTGGATTAAAGGCCTCGGATAAAATATACCTGCCCGAAGAAATATCCAAAAGTACCATTGAGCGTAACATAACCATTACCGGTGAGCTGCAAAAGGTGTTAGATACTATGCACCTGGATAGTGCTAAACCCGATTGGTACATATTCTCCAGTGGGTTAAGGGCAGGAGCCTTACATGTGCCGGCAAACAGGCTTGCCGATATGTTTACAGAGCGTGTTTTAAAGAAGATAAAGAATGCTGATGGTGAACGCAAGTATGGTAAGGAATATACATTGTATAGCTGGAAGCATACATCGGTAGTAAATAACTACCGTGGCGGTATGAGCAGGGCAGCATTAAAACAGCAGCTAGGGTATAAATACGATTATAGCCTCGAAGCCTACCTTAAATCGTTAGCCCTAATTGATGAACCTGATTTGAAGAATAAGTTTGTGGCTATTTAGCCTGCTTATTCAGGTCGATATTTTTCAGCTCGTTATTTAATGCCCTCAGTTCGTCAGGGTTAATGTCTGTATTTATTTCTTTAGCCTGTAGTAGTCTTTTTAGAAATATGATTTTTGTCAGTTCTGCCTTTAAGATACGATCGGCACGGGTAGCTGAGTTGATTATGTTCCAAACTATAAGCAGATAAATACCCGCAACAACCACAAAGGCTAACAGCGATTCGGGGGCAACATCTTCGCTTGATGCAAATAAATACGTTGGCAACAAAAGTAAAACGGGTAGTAGTGCGTACTTTCTCATTGGTTAGCTATTAAAAGTTATACGTTAACGACATTTTTTCAGGGGCAAAATATAAGGCTGTTTTTTTGTTTTTGCCTGTTGCTACCCTATACTTTTTACATGGGCCTATTGCCGAGAATAGAAAATAAATACCGGCAGCAGCTATTGGCGCACCAAAATAGGTAAACGTGCCCGGCTTGTTGTATTCTTTTGGGTAACGGGGTAGTGCAAAGCCTAAACCAACAAGGCCAACACCAAGCGATGTAAGCCCTATGCCTAAATTTACACGGTTTTTATACTGTTGCTTATAAAAGGTACTATCGGTGGTTTGGGCGTTGCTGTAAAGCGTAACGCATAGCGAAATTAGAACGAGTAGCTTTTTCATGGTTATGTTTGATTTATTACCGCAATATATTATTTTATTTTAATCAACCAACGGGGCACGGTGCTGTCGTAGTTTGACAGGGTAAAGCCCTCGGCCTTCATAAAATTAACAACGTTAATATAAGAGGTGCAGGCCTGCCCAAAGGTATGGTACAGCCTGTCTAATATTTGTGCGGTGGTAAGTGCCTCGTCCGATTCGTTAACTGTATCGCACGTAGCGTAGTTGTCTACAATAAAAGCAAGGGCTTTGTCTTCAATGCTTTGTTCCGGGCTTTTTTCCATATAAAAGGGGATAGCGTTGCGAAACATCATACAGCAAAAGCGGTACTAGGCACACAAGGTGCCGCTATCCCCATGCCATTAAGCAAGTTGATAACTGTATGATGTTTCGCGCTATAAAGATACTATACTTTTAATAAGGTAAGCTCCGCAGGCTCTATTTTATACATGCCCAGCGTTACATTTAGCTGCTGTATAAAGTAGTTTGTTTGGCCTATGCGGTACTTTTTAGCAAAGCTTACATTAAGCAAGTCTGAAAGGCTGCAATATCGGCGGTATTTAACCACCTTGCGCTCGTTAAAATACCAGTACAGGTAGTTTTTGTAGCGGGTAGTTTTTAGCCCTTTGTCGCCGTATGGTGTTGGGTGCTCCCAGGTAAGTGCATAGTTTAAATCAGGGTCAAAGTCAAATACTAAACCTGTATCGCAGGTAGCGGTTACAAAGTTGCCACCTTGCTCTGTTGGCTTTTCGCCCCTGAAAAACATCAGGTGCATACCAAACTCTTTTCTGTTGCCGTTGTTGTAGATAGAGTTGCCGTTAAGCTCGGCATGGCAAACATAGATGTTAGTTCCAAAGCCTGAAAAATCGTACTCGAAAATAAGACCGCCCTTGCGGTGTAAAAACGGGGAAATGTTGGTTTTAATTACAAAATCTCCATTGCCGCTTATGTACTTAGACATGTCAAAAATAAACGTACCCCATGATGCGGCGGTTACAGGGTTTGGTGTGCTATATATGTAGTACTTTTTAGTATTGTATACGTAGCGTACGGAAAATACAGGGTCGGTGGTAGGTAAGTCGGCAACCAGGTTAACGGGGTCTAAAATGGTAAACTCCACATCCTCTTCAAGCTGGCTAAAGGTGCTTCCAATACTATCGTTATTGTCAATGGCATGTTCCAATGTATAGCCGTTTTTAGCCACTTCGTAGCTGATTACAGGGTAAGCTTCGGCACCAACGGTCCAGTCGGTATATTCCGGGCTTACTATTAATTGTTCTATATCAACAACATTAATGTTATTGTTACGCAGGTTAAAGTCAAAATATACATTGAGCAAGTTTTGGGTTGACGTGATGAAGTCTTCAATCTTCATTGCAGGCAATAGTTCTTTAACCGGTATTATGTTGTCGGGTAAGTCGTAGCCGTTGGCATCGTAGTTGTTGTATACTATAAGTGTTTTAAACTCCGTATCGGTAACTAAGAAATTGGCTTTAACATCAAAGCCCAATAAAGTGGCCATGGTTTCTATTACATATTTCATGTACAGAAAAGGTGTCATTATGCTATCGGCAGAAGAAAACGAGTAAGCTCCGGCAACATCCTTTTCAAGGTAGTTTTGAAATGGCTCGGTAATGTAACTGGTAGTAATATCATCATTATAAAACCGCCAATTGAAAAAGGGAGCGCAAACAAACTCTTTGGTGTCGGCAGTTTCTAAAACGCTCTGTATTAGCAGATCATCAAAGGCGGTTTCATCGGTATTGCTAAAAGTAATTGTGGTGTCTTCAAACAGCTCGGGCAGTGTAGTATCTGCAATGCGGCTGTAGAAGTTACTGGCTCCTACTCCAAAGCTAACTTCAATTGCCCTTTCGGTAGCATCGGTAATAAGCAATACGCCGGTATATAAAACCGTGTTATCGTAACCAATGGTAACGTTCTCAATAATTTTACTGCTGCCGGGCTTTTGGTTTATGCGGTAGGGGTGGTTTAGCTTTTTTACATTGCGGGGTGTGGCAGGCAGGGTAAACGGAAAGCTAACGGAAGCTTTTATACTTGTCGACTTGTCAACCCATGGGTTGTTAAGTGTCATTTGCAACTGTATGTCTTCGGGCAGGTCAAGTGCTTCCTCGTCAACCCTAATAAACAATTTTTCTACCATGTTAGTCTACTTGCGGGGTAACCGGTTGGGTAAATGTTTCTTCTAAAGAATCGTCAAACGTTGATTGGCTCTCCGAGTCTACATAGTCTGTCAATACCTCAATGTTTAGGTTGTATGTATATTGGTTGTCGGTTTTTAAATCGTCAACGCTATTGGTAACAATGGCACAGTTGTGCAGGTTGCCATCAACTATCATGTATATTTCGTCTGATAGTAGTATCTCTTTGTAGTGGTCAAGCTCTAACTCGTCTAACGGGCCACTGGCAATTTTTATAGGGCTTGATGAGTTAATGCTGTGGCGGGTGCGTTTTAGGCGGGTAAAAGGGTTTCCAATGCCATCGGCGCTTACAATGCTATCGGCCTGTATAGCTAAACCCCTTTGGCGAAGTCCACGAAAACAAGCCGTATCAAAGCCGCCGCGCTGATTTTTAAATAGGAAGTATCGCTCGTTTTTATACGGACCATAATCAAACACATAGGTTTGCACCTCCGACCGTGGCGTGGGGCTTCCGCTGCTATCTACCAGTACAATAGTGTAGTGCGATACTGTTTTGTTGGCATCAATGGTGTGTATGTTTATCCAATCGGGTCCAATGCTTAATTCGTGTACCCTGTATTGAACGGTGGTAAAGGTTATATCGTTTTCAAAGGTGGTACCATCGGTATAATATAGTTTATAGCGTATGTTTAATGATACTTCGGTGCTCCAGTTGATAAATAGCAGTTTCTCAGGCTGAAATTTAGCTATGCGCTTATAGGCGGGTTGGTTGGTTAAGAAGCTGCGCTCCTGGTTATAGGTTAAACGGGTAGTGCCTTCCCATGCAGCTTCGTCAACCAATGTGCGGTAATCTTCGTCAAACTTCCAATCGGGTTTTTTACCTGCCAAAGCATAGTAGCCTGGTTGGGCTGATACGGCCTGTACTACAGGCGGTATACCTTTTATCTCGGCAATACGAATAAAGTATTGAAAAAAGGCAGAGCCTAGTACATGCTGATAAACGGCAGTTTCTTCGGGCCATGTAAAGCTTGTTTCAATTTCGGGTTGCAGGTATTTGGCAATATCAAAAACACATTCGCCGTTGGCATCGGGTGTAGCACGGTCTTCGCCCAACAATACATCGGTAGAGCTGCCACTGTCGCCTTTCCACACCTGGCACATTAGCTGAAAGTTGTCGTAGTACTCATCATCTGTACCAATAATAATTTCGGTAAAGGTGAAGCTTGCGGCGCTTTCGGTAAATGTTATCTCCCACTCGTCGCCATTGTTTAGCGCGGTAAAACGTATGTGCAGCGTGCCATCGTTAAATATCTCAACAAGGTAATTGTTGGCTATATCGTAGTTTTGGATGATGGAGTTACGGATAAGATTTAGGTACTGAGTATATGTTTCAGATGTGCGAACCTTTATTTGTGTGCCGCTAGTGTCGGGGGTTGTTTTAAAGGTGAACTGTACCACAGTGCTATTAAAAGAAAAACTGATGGTATCGTTGTTTACCGGATAGGAAACAATAAGGTCTAAATGGTATTGGTATTTAGAGCCTGCATCATACGGATGATTATCAGTTTCTAAGTAAACAAGCGCAGGGTTGTTTACCATTGCCACAATGGGCAGTTTTCGGTTCCAGGTAATAGCCATAGTTAGTTCAATTTATCGGGCAATGCGCCAAAGGTTTTTTCAATAAGGTTGGCTGTGTACTCTTTGTCTTTAAGTTGATTCCAACCCACATTAGCGCTAATACCTTTTTTTAAGGTGTTGTTAAGTTCCATTATAACAGCATAAAACTCGGCAGGTATTGCAGGTGCAGCAGGCGCGGCAGATTGTGCAGGGTAGTTGCCTGCGGCAAACCCCGGTGTGCGGCTTCGGTTTATTGCTGTAATAGCTTCGGGGTAGTTTATCTGCAGGCGTTTAAAGGTAGGGCCGTCAATAATCATTTCGGGGAAATTGCGCCCTTGTTCTCCGGCCAAAAATACGGTAGGCTTGCTAACCATTTGGGTAGATGGTGAGCCACCCATAGCGGCATTGTAGCTTTGGCCGTTATGGTCTTGCACAGGGTAAAGGCCTTTGCTGTAGCCTTTTATTTTAGACTGCTGTGCACTGGCAAGCCCTATTTGTGCGGTGGCATTACCTACCATTAATGCAGAAAGTATGGTAGCGGCAACGGGGTTTGAGCCAAACTTAGCCCATATATCGGCAATGCCCATGTATAGGTTTGCTAAGGTTTGCGCAATTTTAATAGCCATTTCTATGTTGGCATACCGCTTGGTAATTTCTTTTTTCTTGGCCTCGTTATCGCCTGCCGCTTCCAGCTCTGCTTCTTTAGAGGTTTGAAAGTAAGAAGTAAAACCGCCAATAATCTGCTGTGCAATTTCTGTGTTTTGGCGTTGCTTCTCTATTATGGCATCCTGGGTAGCGTTTTCTATATCGGTACGCATTTTGGCGTACTTCTCAATAATTTTAAGCTTGGCCTGCTCTACCAGTTCGGTAGTCCATACCTCGGGGTTGGCACTTACATCGGCTTCCAGTGCAGCCATATCGCCCTGTTGGGTGTCGGCAGGGGCAATGCCGTATTTAGCCATTAAGTCGGCACGCTTTTTTAACGCGTCTTGCTGTATTTTAAGTCCTTCGTCGGCGGCTTTTTGTTGTAGGGCTTTAATGCGCAGGTAATACTCGTCAACCGTAATTGTTTCGGCTGCAAGCTTGTCGCGCAGGTCTGCCAGTTCCAGGTTGTATGCTTCATCTCGGCTAAGGCCAAGGTCTTTACGGGCAGCAATAAAGCTATCGCGCAGGCGTTTGTCGTGCTCCTTATTCAGGCGCAGGATTTCCTCGTCGCGGTTGCGCTCTAAGCCTATACGTACCTTATGCCATTCTCGGCCAACATCGGTAACATCGTTTTCGTATTTAGCTGCCAGCGCAATATCATCAGCATATTTGGCTTTAACATCGGCAATGGCTTTGGCACGGGTAAGCAGGGTATCGCGGTAGAGTTTATCCTGCTGGTCTATTACTTTTTTGGTAAACTCCTGTAGTTTGTCCAGGGCTTTTTTCTGAGCATCTTCATCAAGTGTGCCGCCGCCTAAATTTCCTGTGCCGCCGGCTGCGTTTACTCCATCAAGCTTAATGCCTGCTTTATCGGCAATTCCATTGGCAATTGTATCTAAACCGGTAAGGGCGGTGTTTATTTTATCAAGCTCACCTTTTAAAAACACTTCGGCCGTTGTGGGGGCAGTACCGTTTTTAGCTGATAGTTTTTGTAGTTCCAGCAGGTCTTTTTCAATAATAAACTGCTGTTTTAACAGGTCAACCCTTGCTGCAGCTGTGCTATCTATAATAATCTTTTTGGTAAGCGTTTGAATTAAATCGTTGTATGAAGAATCAAGTTGATCAACAAAGGCTTTTTCATCGCTAAGGTTTTTAAGTGTAGTGCCGTATGTGGTATTGATTTTATCAATCAGGTCTTTACGTTCCTTGCTGCCGGCATTGGTTTTCTTTAGCTGGTCGAAAAGGTCTTTTACTTTTGCGGTTTCCTGTCCAATATTATCCAGTGTTTTGGCAGATACATCATTCATTTGCTTTTGGAAGCCAACGGTTTTTTTGGTTTCGTCCCTGAATAATGCAAAGGCTGTTACAGCGGCGGTAATTGCAGTTATAACAAGCCCAATAGGGTTGGCTGACATTGATTGAGTAAACAACCTGAATGACTGTGCCGCTTTAGCAATGTTTAATGATAAAAGGTTTTTGGCAGCAGCCAAGCCCAATGTTGCTGTGCGTGAGGTAGCCATCAACAATGCTGATAGTTTTTGCATAGCAATGTGCGATGCAAAAGCGGTACCGGCAACCACTAAGGCCTTTGTAAAGAAGATAACTGCATCGGCGTTACGTTTGCCCCACTCCACTACATTCTTTAGTATTCGTACCATGTCGCTAAAGCCCATGGTAACCTTTGTCATAACGGGGGCAAGGCTGTCGCCCAGGGCAATGGCATTTAGTTCTACCTCGTTACGGGCCTGTTGCAGGGCCGCTTTGTTGGTGGCTGTGGTAATACGTGCCTGGTCTACGGCGGTATTTGTACCGGTAACGGCTTTGGTAAAGTTTTCAATGGCATCCCTGTTATTAATCATAATAGGGGCAATGTCTGAGTTTTCTATGCCAAACATTTTAACAAACTGGGCGGTGGTAAGGTTAGCGGCCGCTAAATTATCAAGCGCACCATTTATGCCTACAATAGAGGGTTTAAAGTTGTTGTTGTTTTGTGCCTCTAGTTTTAGCAAAAACGATTGCAGGTTGGTGCCTGCCTGTTCTGCACTAACAAATGCAGGTGCAATGCCCTCTACTATGCCAACGCTTTCTTCAAAAGAAAGGCCTGCCATTTGAAAGCCTGTGCCTGCTTTTAATATAGCTGTTCCAAGATAGTCAACTTCGGCACTGCCTTCTTTAGAACCTGCAGCCAGGGCATTGGTAATGCGTGCGGCATCGTTGCCCTGCAGGTTAAACATATTCATACTGGCCGATACGGTAAGTATAGCCTGGTCTAAATCTATCTGTGCCGCTTCTGCAAGTATCAACGCTTCGCGGGTTACAGCCATTAAGGCATCTTTATTGGCTAACAGCTCAGGCCGTTTACCGCCTACTTTGGTAAATGCTTCAACAATATCGTTGGCAGATTTAGTAATTCGCACGCCACTGTCTGTAGTAGTAACGGACAGGGATTTGGCGGCATCTTCTAAAAACTTAAGATCGGCACCTTGTAAGCCTGTTAAGGAAGAAAGGTTTGCCACCTTCTGTTGAAACTCATTGCTGGCATCAACCGCTTTACGAAAAGTAAACTGTATGCCTGCCAATGCTGCCCCGGCAGAAGCTATTAGCCCAACGTATTTATTAAAACCATCGGCAGCGCCAGACAACCAGCTTTTTTGTGCTGTGCCGGCTAATTGCATATTTGCCCTTACCTTTTTAATCTCGGCATCAACCAGTTTAAGCTGATTTTGCTTAAGCTCCAGTTGCTTGCGTTCTTCGGCGGTATTGCGGGTGGTGTTGCTAATCTCGTTATTAAGTGCCTTTTGAGCCTGTTGCAGTTGCTTTAATGATGAGCCTGCAAGGTTTTTCATTACCACATCAACGTTGTACACGTTAATGCGTAACTGCTTCATATCGGCATTGGTTTGTTTCAGCTCTTTTTGCAATTCCACTATACCGGCATGATCGTTTGCATCTTTAAGCTTACGCATTTGTGCGGTAAGGTCTTTAGCTTTGGTTTGCAGGCGCGATAGCTCGTCGGCGGCATTTTTGCCGTCTAAGTTTACTGTGGCGGTTGCCTGTTCGTTACGTGATGCCATTATTGGGTTTTCCAGCTTTCGGTTATTACTATTGTAGCCTGCTCTGCTTTAAAGCGAGCTATCATATTGGCCAGCTTTTTAACTTCCAACAGAAATGTGGTGCTAAACCACGGATAGCGTTGGCGCTTGGTTTGCCCTACCTGTTCTAGTTTGGTGCCACGGCCCACGCCCATATCGGCAAGCTTACCATACCAGTTAAAGGCGTATTCTATTTTGGCGGTATCGCCACCGGCGTTGGCATAAATGGTGTTGGTAAAAGAGCGAGCAAGCTCTGACGATGACTTAATGCCAACATCAATAACCCTTTGTTGCCATATACGGATAACAAAAGCGGCCCACTCGTGTATTATCTGCTCTTTGGTTAGGGTAGCCATTTGTTAGGGTCAATTGTTGAACCATCCGGCTCGGCAACCATAAATGTTACCGCTATGCCCATGTAGTTATCGGCAATGGGTGGCACTTGTGTGTAGGTAAAAGAGTTTAGGTCGAGAAAGTAAAGCCCTTTAACGTTGTTTACCTTATCAATGCGCATGCGTGCCTTAATCTGCCTGTATATTGCTTTGCAGTTGTTAAATACCGCGCGGCGGGCATTGGCATCGTCGCCGGGGCTGTGCTGTAGTACCCAAAACTGATAAAACTGTCGGTCTATCTCGTTGTTGCTGTTGGTTTCTAACACATTGCCCTCGTAACCTTCCTGAATTAACAGGGCGGTAGTTTTGGGCAGGGGCTGTGTGCTGTTACTTATAAACTCAAACGCATCGTTAATACTGGGCACTATAAATAGGGCTTTTTTGCCCGCTGTGTTATCAATATGGGCAATGTCTATGTGCTTTTTGGCAATATCCTCAAAGTAGGTGAAGAAATTAAATGGTACCCTAGGCAGCATGGCGTTTCGATTTTAGTTCCTCTTCCATTTTTTTGTTTTGGGCGATAGCCTCGTTAACGGCAAACAATACCTGGTGTGCGGGGTCGTCAAAAACTTCTTTCATTTTTACCTCTGAGTTATCGGCAGCGGCAAGGGTAAGGCGAAGCATGTTTTTAAACACATCGCCTTTGGTTTTAGATGGTGTACCGTTGTTTTTAAACAGCTCGGGGTACTCTTTAATAATGTAGCCCAGGCAACCTTCGTAAAACAACAAAGCAGCGGTTAGCTGGTTAGCGCGGAAGGTATTGTTAATCCGTGCCGCGTTGGTATCAACGGTAAAGTCGTTGTAGGGTTGGCGTAAATCGCCGGTATAGTTTTCAGCACCTACTTTAAGGCCATCAACAGGCTTACGCCATAGTATAGCAATAAGCTTGTGCAGGTGCTTTATATGCTTTGTGTTAGCATAGTTTGCATAGGCATTTTGCGCGGCGCAAAACTCTGCCCAGGTAATATTGCCCAGCGCATCAGACGGGCCACATAAACCGTTTACGGTTGGTATTGGGTTTTTAATAAGCCTGCTGCTAACGGTAAAAAACGGTTGCTTGCCTTTTGGCGAGTGCTTAACCAATATAAACGATGTGGCTTGCTCGGCTATGTGGGCAATGTCTTTTACATCAATCAGTATTTTTTCGCCTTTAAACTCAACCTGGTACACACCGGGGCGGGTGGCATGGTCTTTACCTGTAATGGTAATACCTGTAAGGCATAAAAGGATAAGAACTTTTATAGTGGAAACATCGCCACCGTTGTTGTATATGGTGCAAATGCGCAGTACCTGTTCCGGACTAAGCTCGTTCCAGCCTGATGGTATTTGTACTTCTTTTTTGTTTATGCTGAGTGTGCGCATACTGTAGTTGTATGCGGCAATTTTAGGCTTTAATTATTGCAGGGTAAAGGACAGCAAAAAGCCCCTCTCGGAGCCTTTGCTCGGGTTGGACCACTCCATTTAAACCCGTTTTGATGCCATAAAGGCGCTTATAAGTTTATAGTTTAGGTGTTACACGACCTAAAATGGTTGTATAGTTTGGGTGTATTTCTTCTATTGTGCCATCAATACCAATAATTCCTACAACCTTACCGCTTGTGTTAGCAAACTCTTGTGCCTGTCGGCGCTTATCTGTAGCCCTGCCAAATCTGCGGGGATTGATAATTATGTTATGTGGATAATCGGGCATATTCATAATTCAAATATAGCTATTTATGAGATATTTTAAGCATGCCCAAACGTTTAAGGTCTGCTTGTATTTCAGCCTTTAACAATGGAAGTTTGGCAGGATTTACCAACGCTTCTAAGGGCACAACCTTAATTTGCAGTTTGGCTTTGCGAGCCATAAACTCATTTTCTTCTTTGCTGTGGTCCATAGTGTAGTTATTTGGTTTTATTCCACCTCCAAAAACTTTTAGGCTTTGATGTTGCTGATTTTTTAAATCTTCTTTTCCACCAAAAGCTTCTAAGCGAAATACCTTTTTGGGGCTTTTTAGATTGTTCCATACCCAAATATACAAAAAGCACACTTACTGTTGTTCCGAATAAACTACCGGTTTAAATTTTTTAATGTCAAACTTTAAATCTTCTTTCTTAAGTGCGAAAAATAGATTTTGAAGTTCATGTATATATTTTGTGCCAAAATCACGAGTGAAGCCTGGACCTTTGGTTTGATATCTTAAGTCGCCTCCTATTCTATACCAACAAAGCTCGTCAGATAAGTTTACGTCGATTCTATATCCCATTTGGTTATTAGCTGGATCAATAAAACCAAAAGATATAAGCCAAATATCCTCAATTAATATTGGGGCAAGATTATTTATATCTACAGTAGCAATACTTCCGTTTGTTTTAACAATAGAAATTTTATCGTCGAGCAATATTTCTACTACCCATACGATATCTTCTTTGTGCAGCAAAAAGTTCCCTTTTCTTAAGTCTTCTACTTTCATACCCAAATATACAAAAAGCCCCGTTACACGTAACAGGGCAGATATGAAAAAAACTGTACTGCTGATAAAGCTTGTTATGATATAAGGGGCAAACCCTTAATGCGCCAGTAAATAAATAGCCCCGCGAGCAGGCATAATATAAGTAGCACAATGCCAAGTTTGATGTTGCCGCTTATATCGGATTTAACAGTGGTGGTTTTAACCTTGTCTTTAGTTTCAACCTTGGCTTTGGTGTTGGTTTTAGTAGCCTGTGTTTGGGTTGCTTTTACAGCAACATCTTTAGGGGCGGTGTTGGCTACTACGTGCAGGTTGCCGGTGGCTTTGTTGTAGTAAGCCTTTATCGTTGTGCCATTGTTCTCAGCCTGTAGCGTATCGCCCGACACTATTTGCGTAAGCGGCTCTGATGCTGTTACGGTGCTGCCGGGTAGTTTTACCACAGTATCAATAACAGTGGTAGTAAGTGTGGTTGATACGCTCTCTACTTCTACCTTGGTGCTGTGCTGCTCTTTGTTTTTATCCTTGGTTTTGCAGCCAGCAGCTGCTATAGCCAAAACAATAACCAGGTAAACTATCAATACAGATAGCCAATATTTGTAAATATCAAATTTCTTTTCCATAACTTCTGTTTATACAAAATTTGCTACTCCGTTAGTAATTATGTAATGGCTTTTGCATTCGAATCGATGCGCAAGCGAAGGAGTCATTGTTACCTTGCCATCTTTTTCAGTTAGTGTCCAACCATCTTTTCCTAAGGGTGTCCATACCTGTTCGCCACAACCGCAAAGGCACAAGTGACCGGCGCCTTTGTATTCTTCAGAATAGTATATGGTATTTGGCAGTAAAGACTCTCGTTCAGGCATATTTACAATTCTCACTAAGTCAACAGATACTTTCTTTAAAGTTTTCATAATTCATTTAAAATTTGATCATAAGCCATTATCTTACCTTCAATATGAAGCTTCACAGTTGCGGGTATGTTTTGCACTAAATGGTTCTCTGCATTAGCCTTTTTTGATTTTATTAGATTAATAACATCATCAATAATAACAGATTCTTTTATTGCGCCGCAGGTGTCAGCACTTGAGCAATGTGCCATTCCTGCATTATTACAGCCCACACATTTATTTGATGGAAATCTTTGAATCATAGCCTTATTTTTTATAGATGTTAGCGGCCGGTATGCCCCACTGGCGAAGTTTATCTTTGGCGCTGAATGATGGGCAGGCTTTTTGAACGTTTGGAAACTCATTGTGCCCAGCAATTAGTACACCCGGTATTGTTTTAGCAAAACGATGGCAAACAGCAGCAACAGTTTCTTCCTGCTGCACTGTCATTGTGTTTTTAGGCTTGCCGTCTTTATCACAACCACCCACGTAAGCAAAGCTTATCGTTACGGAATTGATATTAGCCACACCGTTGGTTATTTCGCGCGGCTCCATGTATTCATCATCAGTAAAATCAATAAGCTTTTCAAGCTTACCGTCCTGATGGATAATGAATGCATAACCGGGCTTGTTCCAACCCCTGCCGCCCTGTGCAACAGGCTTTTTGAAAAAGTCAATTAACTGTTTGGCGGTAGTTTTTTGCCCCTCTCTGCTGCCGGTGCAATGGATAGCGGCGTATTTAATCTTTTTAAATACGGGGGCTAAAATGTCAATTTCTTCTATGTTCATACCTATGCTGTTTTTTCGGGTTCTGTAGGGTTGGTTAAATCTTCGGGTTTTCCGCTTTGGTCAAAGCCTTTAAGGCGTTTTAATATCCAAGCGGGGATAAGTCCGGGGGCAAGCTTACCCGCATTTTCAATAATAGAGATAGCCTCGCGCACTACCAGGGCAGAATACCCTATTTGGGTAAACCAATCGAATAGGTTGTTTTTTTCGCCCTGAACTTTAAAGTGGGTAAGTATGTGTATCATGCACAGCACAACGCCATAGGCCATAATCTTTTTGATTATCATACCGAAGCCTTTACTGCTTACTGTGCCCGAACGGTAGGCGGTAATTATACCGAAAACCGTATCAATACACATGAGTATAGCCAGCCACCTTACAAACTCAATATCTGCAAACAGATAGGTTGAGATAAATTTTAACACGGTGGCAAGGATGGTGCCTATACCAACATCAACCAAAAGCTGATTGGCATACGAGTGGTGGTAGTCTTGCAAGAATTGTTTCATTTTAGTTTTCGGCTTTAGCGTTTTCTATAGCGGTGAGTAGTTGAGATTTAAAGTCGGCGCGGATGTTGGCTGTTTCAACAAACTTTTTTAGCAGGGATATATCGGCAGCATCAAGCTCCAGTTCTTTTTTAGCACCTAATTGCTGTGCCAGGCTAAAGTATTTAACGGCTGTTTGTCCGTCTTGTGTAGATGCGCTTGACAGATATAGCCCAAGCTGCCACCAAGCGGGTATTCCTCCCTCTACAATATTGCCTTCAGAGTCTACGTTTACAATTTCTTTGCCTGTAAAATCTTTAAAACTAAAATTGAAACTAATTAGCTTTTTCATCTTTATAATATTTCCAGTTTGTATTTCCAAATAATCGTATTACCGCCCAAAACAACCACGCCTGTAATGGCTTTACGCCCTCTATAATAAGCATGCGGCGAAATTCAGCATCGGCAAATGCGCGGCTGAATACCACGTTTGGTGTCATATATAAATAGTCATGCACTATTGCCGGTATGCGGTATCGCAGGTCGTGTTTCTCCCATATATTCCAAAAGCCTCGCGGTATGCTTGCAAAGTCGGTTGTAAAGCCCTCCGGCACCGTAATGGTTTTACCATTACTAAGGGTGTAGCTATATGGCGCGGCAAGGTCGAAACAATCAAACCTTGCGCTATCTCTATATGTTGGGCGTGGCTGTATCATGGGTTATTCATAGTCTAACCTGCCTGCGGCAATTGCACGTAAAAGGCTTGCGGGCAATAGTTGATTTTCAAGCGAAACAACATCATTATCAACCAGCAAATTCATGTTGTTAAGCAAATACATATAATAGTCATACTCGCCCATGGCTCCGGGTGTATCATCGGGCACATATTCTCCTGTAAGCGGGTTTACCATTGTGTTATTATCTACTACAAATATTGGCTGTTGGCCTTGTGTAAAGTTTAGCGTGTTTGAACGCTCATTTACTTTTTTTGAAGAGAACAGGTCCACTCCAACTAATAAGTCGGTAGTGGTGTAATAGTAGATTGAAACAGGTATTTCTAGCCTGCGCACCTGTAACCTGAATATAGCTTCACCAACCAAAAGCTTACGCTTAAACTCAATGCCCTCTATTGTGGTATTTGGAATGTCTATCATTATGCTATAAGTCCTGTTAATTGCCCATCATCAATTAGGGCGGTTACTACCTGTATTAAATTATCATAAGAGGTGCGCAGATTTTCATAAGCCCCCCTCAATGTGTTTAAATCGGCAACCTGTGCGTAAACAGTACCCGCCTGTGCGTTATCAATGCCTGTGTAAGCTACGCTCTCGGTATCGGGTGTATAAGCGTTCACAGTACGTGAGGCTGTGTTGTATGTTTGGGTATAAGTACCCGTTTTGTATAGCTTAACAATATCGCCCGCCTCTGTCCTAAAGTGAGGTGCAGAATTACCTGCAACAATATCTTTTGCGTACATCGAAAAAGTATCGGTATTGGTAGTTGTAGGGCTTGTTCCGTTTAATACCTTAATTAAGTTACTACCGTTGGTTGATATACCAATTGCACCTACGTTAAAATGCGAATTGGCAGTAAAGTGAAATTTACTATTAGCTGTTCCCGACGCACTTGCTAAATATAAAGAGCCTGATAGTGCAGAACCGCCACTTATAAAATGCCAGTCAGTTCCCGAAGGGCCATCTAATTCAGTATCAAATTTTAGCACATAACGCAACCTTGTTCCCGTACCGGCATACATACCTATATTGGTACTTGTCATAAATATACCCGCCCTTGTGGGGTCTGCATTAGCTGCGGGTGTGCCGCCTGTAAGCCAAAAGGCATCGATAGCCGTATAAGGGCTGATAGTTCCACCAAACCCTGCGGTACTTTGCACCCTTAACACGCCATCGCCAGAAAGTTCCAACATTGTAGCACTATCGGCGGCGTTCCTTACTACTAAAGTTTTGCTTGCATTGGTGTTAGCGGCATTTACAACCGTTAAGCGCGTGCCACGTACGGTAGATCCGCCAATTATTGCTGAGCCTGTGGAAGCATCGTAATTAAAGCCTGAATGTTGTTGTACTACATTTCCGGTACCCTCAAAAAACACACGGCCTACAGTGCCTGAAATAACTCCTGTAGAAGCAACGGTAATAGTGTTAGGTCCGGCAGGGCCAGTTGCGCCCGTTGCTCCTGTTGGTCCAGTTGCGCCTGTTGCGCCCGTGGCACCCGTTGGTCCTGTTGGACCTGTGGGGCCTGTTGGACCTGTTGGACCCGGAGGACCTGGTGGGCCGCTGCCTACATCGTTGTATGGTAAATCATCCCAAGGGGTTTGCCCATCGCCAACCTTAAACAAATTCACTGTAGTGTCGTAAGTAACCACGCCCTTTTTAAGCACCGGGTTTGCGGTGCTCCATGATGTTGTTGGCAGACAGGGTATAGCAGGAAACGACATGTTACACTAGTAATTTAAAGGTGGTGCTATCGTCTTTATTCTCGTAACCCAAAGGGGTTGTATTTGTAGATTGCAGGGTGCTGTTGTAATACTCGGGCAAAACAGAGGCAGTGGCAGTTGCATCTAAATGTTGTTGCAAAAGAGATTGATAGTTTATTCCCCTGCGCTTGTATGATTCGCTGTGCAAATCAGTATCAGGGGCTAAATCATACATTGCTGCATAGGCAATTACCGCGCACGCTTTACGATAAACCGTTAAATACGCTGCGTTGCCACTATCGTAGAGTGTGCCTGCATTTAACAATGTAAATAATTTAGCGGTAAGGGCTGTTCCCATAACACTTTCTACATACAACTGTTGCACGTTGCGAAGTATTTCGCGGGCCGAGTTGAACCGGGTGTGCGTTATGTGCCAGTTGGTTAATTGTGCAAGGTGTGTTTTAGTGCGGATAAATAGGTCTGTAGCCTGGTAATAGCCCTCGGTTTTTAGCCACGAAGCAAAATCGCCAATAGCGGTTTTTGTTACCATGTAGTTTAGTAACGATTCTACAGCGCCATAAGCAAGCTCCAGTTGCTGTGTTCCAAAATCGTCGGAGCGTTCTTTAGAAGCAACTACAAAGCCCGTTGTTGATTGGGTTGTAAAGCCTGCGGATGTAACGTTTACGTTTAAATCGGCTTTGGCTATGTGTAGCGCAAAGTGTACCAGTACTTTTTGCGCGTATGGCAACAGGGCGTTGTAGTTTGTGTTGGGCGTTGGCGCGTTGGCGTTGTGGTAGGTGTTTAACGCATCGGTAAGGGTTTTGCCTAAGTAGTGGTATAGGTATAATTCCTGCGCCTGCTCCAGGTACGAGTCAATATCGGTATAAGCAAACTTATCCGATACCTTATTATACAGCTTTAGCGTAGCTATGTCTTTTAAAATTGCCATGGTTATGGGGTTTGTGATATTACTTTAACGGCCCCGGTGTTAGCATCTAAGGTTGTAAGTACCAGGTTTGGCACATCAAACTTTAATTCTTTAGGCCAGTTATTAATATGCTTAACGGTATACAGCTCTTGCAACAGCATTTGGCGTATAGGTTTTTGCATGGCCTGTTTAATGATGAAGAGCTCACGCGCTTCGGTACCATTTATAGAGCCTGTTTTGCCCGGTGTAGCGCCAATAAGTGATGGGTGAACGCCCAGCGCATAGCTTATGATGTTGTTGGTAAGGTCGGAGTCGTCGATATACTCGCCCGACTTGATGTTGTTTTCTACCACCTCAATATCAATAAGGTTTTCAAACTTATCGCCAAACTGCTGCTTGGTGGCCATCCACGATTTACCGGTGTTTTTATGGTCGCCAAGCCAGTTATCAATCTCCGTAAGGTGGGTAGCCTTGTCTGCGGCACATTTGGTTTTATCGCCCTGTATGCCAAGCTGCGACCAGCGTTTATCCCAGTATTGGGCAGCTATGTATATTACATACTTAACGGTAGCCTGGTTGGCCATTAACGCCTTTTTAAACTCGGGTATTTTTATAGCAAAATCAAACCATCCGCTTTCAAAAATACTCCACCAATAGGGTTTAGAGTAGTACAGCCTGCCGGGTGTAGGGCGTGCGGTGCCTACTACATAGCTGTATTGTTTAGCATCTTCGGTTTTGCCATTGGCATACGGCATTTTGCCCATTTTACGGGATAACTGATAGTACTGGCTACCGCCGTATATGTATGGGTTAATGGCAATTTGTTGCTTTGTGGGCTTGGTTGTTGAGCCAAACTGTGCAGAGTATAGGTGGTATTCTATCTCGCCTTTAGCATTCATTGAAGAAAGACGGGAAAAAGAAGCTTCCAACTGGTGCATTTCTACAATTTTACGGCTTGCCGGTGCCTGCCTGTCGGTAATAAATTGGGTGTACGAATTGAAAAAGGTACACATGTCGACCATTTTCTCGTAAAACCACAGGTTTATGTTGTTGCGCTCGAAGAACTCATCAACTTCAGGAAAGCCACCATCTGGTTTTTCCAACACAACAGCGCCGTTGTCTAATTTTCGCTCCACGCCATAGGTAACACCATCGCCATAGCCAATCTCGTAGTTAAATTGCAGGCCCGCGCCTAAAATTGGGGATAAGGCTATTTTGCTTATTACCTGTTGTGGTGCATCGTTATTTTTACCCCACGGTGCGGTGTCAATATTACCTTTTATGGTGTCTACCTTTAATGGCTTAAGCCCATCGTCTGACACAGACTTGGTAGAGTCTATTGCCAAAATGGCGGCATTGGCTTGTATTACCGCCGTTTTAGATTGCGGCATGTAACCAAGCTTATCGGTAAAGTATAATCCTTTATCGGTGGTTTCCATAGCTTATAGCATTACTTCCTCTCCGTTTACATCAATAATAAGCGGCCTGCTTATGCAACGGTAAAGTGGTTTGTTGTTATCGTCGAGCTGCGCGGTGGCATCGGCATTAAGCAGTGCAACGGTTAGTGTGTTATTGTGGTAGCTGCTGCTGGTGCATTTGCAAAAGGGGTAGGTAATAACAGCGCCACCATCAGACAATGACACGAATGTTATTGAAACGGTTGGGGCGGGGCGACCGTGTCGCGCCTCTATAAGGTTATGTAGTACCCTTGCGGCTATCATATAACGCGAAGTTGCAATATGCGCGCGGTTTGTTAAAGGACAGCAAAACGGCAGGTTGCTGCATAAAAATATCCGGTCAGTTTACCCGATGGAACGGGTTAGTGCCGGAAGCTTATAAAAAATGGGTGGGTTTTCTTTGCTACTTTCTTGGGGAGAATGGGAAAGAAAGTAGCCGCCGAAGCCGCTGCAAATCGGTGGCGGTGGTGTTTTTACTGCGCCTTTGTTTGGATGGCGTACACCTGTTTATTACTAAATAGCTTGGCTATGGGGTGAAAGTCGTTCTCCTGGTCAAACTGCTCTCCCTTTTCTTTTTTCAATTCGCTCATAGGCCTTGCCCATATCGGGTAGGCTGTTGCGCCTTTCTTAACCTGAAAGCCTTTGTTTAACCAGTCGTTGTAAGAGTGAAATTCTTCGTTCCCGTTTCGCTCGTAGAATAATGTCATTACAGCCTCGTTAACGCTTGAAAATATTTGCTTTTCAACTAACTCCTTAACAAAGCCGCTAATGTCTTTTAATACACTGCGCTTGTCTTTGTAGGTTTTGGCTTGCATTACTTTTTCGTGCCACTCGTCAAAATTTACTCCGTTAAGCTGTGCGCCTTGTGGCTCGTGGTTTCCGTTGTCGGTTAATGTTGCTGCGGTTGCGGTTTCTGTTTTCATGGTAGTATGTATTATTGATTTGATTTTTTGATTGTGATTACTCCACCGGTGGCTACTATTGATAAGGTTTCGCCAATGCCAAAGCCTAAGCGTGCAAGCCAGTTGCCTTGTATTTGAATTTTGGGTGTGGGGGTGAATTTGGCGAATTTGCCAACGGGCTTGGCTTTGTTAAATGCCATTTGAACGTGCGCCGTTTTTTCTATCTTTGCTCTTGTCATACGTTATTTATTTAATGTTTGATACCGATTTAAAAGCCCCCCCTCGTCCGCCAAGATTGTAGGGGGCTTTTTGTTTTTACTACTTTTCTAAGTCAATAAGTTTGGCGGAAATATCGCCTTCCACCTCTTTTGATTTTTCAATTAAGCCTTTAACAATGTAGTCCACTATGTTTTCGTTGTTAAATGAAAGTTCATCTCGGTGGCTGTCTGCTTTTAAAATTGTAATTCTCAATTTGCCTTCTGAATAGAGTTGCTGTAGTTGGTTGCGGCGGTCGATTGTGTTTTGCAGGTCGCTAACCAGTTTGGCTTTGTTTCGGATAGCTTCCATAACATCGCCAATGGTTTTGGTTTCTCCTGTGCGGGTTACGGTCTTTAATACTTCGGTAGCCACTTTAGCCCCTTTTAGGGTTTCGGCTTGTTTTGCAGCTCCCTTTGTGGCGTTTGCGGGGTTGATTTTTACATCTGTTTTCATTGGTTTTTGTTTTAACTGTTTGTTAATCAGTGAATTAGTATAATATAAAGATACATAATTAGTGTATATGTGTCAAGTGTTTTTGCAATTATTTTTAATAATATTCAATATTTAATTAGCTGATATTTAATTAGTTACACGGCTCTTATATTTTAATAAATAGATATATATTGTTTTTATATCCCGTAATTGATTGATTTTTAGTGTAGTTTAATTTTTGATTTTAGCCGAACGGCTAAATCTCTGTAAGAGAACT